CAGTTAATACAACAGAATAACGAGTATATTGCATCAGGCGGTGCGAATGACGAGACTGGGAATCAAAACACTGGTATATCAAGTCCAACTACGTATTACGAGAGTGATGGCACACCTTCGTCTAGTATTAGCTTACCTCTCAACGCAGGCACAACTATTGCAGGAAAAACATCAACTCCTGCAGCATCACCTTCAACTAAAAAACCAGGCAAGAGAACTAGAAACCCACTAGGTGATTTTGCAAGCTACACTTATCAGTTAACCTTATACATGATTACACCTGATGCATATGATGCATTTGTTAAATCAGGAAGAAGACGAATCAATGCTATTAACGATGTTACTTCATTAGGTGCAGCAGCGCAACCTCAAGTAGTTTCTAATGGAGCATTTGTAGTTGCGCAATCGGGAGGTATCAATCCTTCTACTAACCGCCGCGCACCTGGGTTTGATTTAGATTATTATATCGATGATTTGAAATTGACAACTACTGTAGGGGTTAAAGAGAATGGTACTGCAACTAATACACAGAACATGACCTTCAGTATTATTGAGCCCTATGGATTCTCGTTTGTTAGTAAATTACGAAATGCAACAAATGAGTTACAGAAAGCAAGTAGATCAAAAAACTTTTCTAAGCTAGTAGATCCAACTCGACAATTCTTTATCTTAGGTGTGAGATTTCAAGGATATGATACCAACGGCAAACCAATGACAGGTAAAGAAACAATTGCAGGTGATAGACTAGATCCTTCAGGTAATAGTGATGGTGTCTTCGAGCGATTCTGGGATATTAATATTAGGTCAATGAAGTTTAAGATTGAAGGTAAAGCAACTGTTTATCGAATTGAGGCTGCTGCTATGTCACCTAGCGTGGCATTTGGTACTAAGCGTGGTATTATTGACCGTGGTGCAAAAATAGTAGCTGGTACAGTCGATGAGGCACTATTGGGAAATGACCCAGAGAATGGCGTTATCGGTCTATTGACTAAACTGAACAACGATCAAAAGGAATTAGAAAAGAATGGCTCAATTACTCCGGGTATGGCAACTACGTATTCACTTGAATACTTAGGAGATGCAAAAGCCCAGATCGGGAATCAAACTATTGTTAGCAAAGCAGACTTAGATAAGTCTAAGTTGCCTATGGCCAAATCAAAAACAACTAAAGATTCCAATGATGCGTTGTCAGAAGAAGCGGTACCAAACAGTAATCGAAGACAAGTGACATTCAGAAATGGCACTCCTATTCTACAGGCTATTGGATTGATAATTGCGCAAAGTAGTTACTTGGAAAAAGCGTTGAAGCAAGTGTACACTACTGATTTAGAACCATCAGAAGATTCAGAAGATGAAGTTGTAAACGCACAAACTAAAACCATCAGATGGTATAATTTGTCATCGCAAGTTAGATGTAAAGGATGGGATCCCAAGACTAGTGACTTTGCTTATGAAATAACTTTCTTACTTCAGCCATACGAAACACCAATAGTGATATCACCTGTCGTGGGGAAAACCCCAAAGTATTATGGTCCTCACAAGAGATATGATTATTGGTATACAGGAAAGAACTCTGAGATTATTTCTTACGAGCAATCTATGGATAACACTTTTACTAACGTTGTGATTGCACAGAACGATAAGAAGAACAGTCAGGGTTCAGGTGGCGCAGCGCAGATTCCGGTTGCTCCCGGCAAGCAGTCTAATCAGCCTAAACAAGGTAAACTAGACAATGGTATGGGAGCACAGAATGAATTTTTAACAAGTCTGTTTGATCCGGGATCTTGGGGGAGAGCTAGGGTAACTATTTTAGGTGATCCAGATTTCTTGATGACAGAATCAGCAGCCAGAGCAACAAACGAGTCATTTGTGTATGACCAGTTTTATGGAACAGACGGCTATACTATCAATCCAAACGGTGGTCAAGTTTTCATTGAAATTGATTTCAAAGAAGCAGTTGATTACAATAATAAAACCGGTATCATGTCTCTTAACGACAGAATCTTAATGCAACAATACCCTCCTGCAATTGCATCGCAAGTTAAAGGAGTTAGCTATATGTTGAATAAGGTAAACAGTACATTTTCTAAGGGTAAATTCATACAAGAATTAGAATGTACAATAAACACGTTTGATGGTATTTCAGATGCTGAGGCATCTGCTGGCACCGCAGCAAGAGAGGCTAGAGTAGCTGCTACATCAGCCGCACCTAGTAATAACGGCACTAGTACTAGTGCAAACACGGGATTCGTTCAAGATGATGTTACTGGAGTAGATGACGCAGTTGCGCAACAAGCAGCAATTAATCAAGCGGCTGCGATGGATGTATTCTATGATGCAGGTCCAGCTAATCAGATTACAGCACCTACTAGTAATGGAACCGAAGTGGTAAATGATGATGCTGTTAATACCGCTCTAGTACCAACCGTAGAAGAAAGTGGCAGAGAATAATTATGCAAGACTATTTTAAAGCAAAAGGCCAAATAAAAGCAAGCAGACCAGATTCTGGTGGGGGAGCGATTCGATCTGAGCCGGTACTTGCGATTGTCAAGGACAACGTTGATCCTACTAGAAGCGGGCGCCTACAAGTATATTTGAGTGACTTTGGATCCGAAGACCCAGATGATAGCTCAACTTGGGTAACTGTTAGTTTCATGACACCTTTCTATGGATTAACGGAAGCATCAGCACCGAAGACAGGGTTTGGTAGTTATCTTCAAAACCCTAGCAGCTATGGTATGTGGTTCAGCCCACCTGATATCGGTAGCACTGTAATTTGTATATTCATTAACGGCGATCCCAACTATGGGTATTGGATTGGATGTGCACCTCAACCGGAAGCATTACATATGGTTCCTGCTGTTGGTGCAAGTAGCAATGTAACATTGAATGAAGGCGAAGCAAGTAGTTACGGTGGGTCACCTGTATTACCAGTGACTAACATGAATACTAATAACAGTTCATTAGCTGATAGCGATGCGTTTCTAAGTGCAGCTAAACCAGTTCATAGTTACGCTGCATCTATCTTTAATCAACAAGGATTGTTACGTGATCCAATTAGAGGTCCCATCTCAACTAGCGCACAAAGAGAAAGTCCTTCACGTGTTGGCTGGGGAGTAAGCTCGCCAGGCCGTCCTATATATGAAGGAGGATACGATGATAGCACAGTTGCTGATAGTCTAGAATCTGCCAATCCAGCTAGTTTAAAAGTAGTGAGTCGCCGAGGCGGTCATAGTATCATTTTAGACGATGGTGATATTGTTGGTAAAGATCAATTGATTCGAATTCGCACAGCGATGGGACATCAAATAACAATGAGCGATGATGGTCAATGTCTAAACATCATGCACAGTAATGGTCAAAGTTGGATTGAGTTAGGCAAAGAAGGTACTATTGATATGTACTCTACCAACTCAGTAAACATTAGAACACAAGGTGATTTGAACCTACACGCAGACAACAACATCAACATCAATGCAATGAAGGACTTAAACATTGCAGCCGATAATATTAATGTGTCCAGTACTACGGATACAAAATTTAGAATAGGTGGCACCTTCAACAATTATACGATGGGTTCGTACACTGTAAAAGTTAATGAATCAATGAGTATTGCATCTTCGGGTGACTCTGCTATTATCGCATCGGGCGCAGCATATATTAACGGGAGTCAAGTTAATCTCAACTCAGGTGATGCATCGTTAGTACCAGAAGAAGTTCCACCAATGACTACTATAGCGCATACTGACACATTGTTTGATGCTAGCGTAGGTTTTGCTCCTGCACCCGGCAAATTAATGAGCATTGTTAGTAGAGCACCTGCACATGCACCGTGGGCTAACTGGGGCCAAGGAGTCGATGTTAAAGTAGAATTGAGTTCTGAAGGTTCATTACCAAGTGATCCAAGTGAAACAGTTGCAGCAGTAAACAACGCTGCTCCTAGTACACCGGACAGTCCAGTAACAGTGGCAACAGCATCGACTGCACCTAATGTGGGTGCAGTCAGTTCAGCTTTAGACAGTAATACAACCGCAGCAATGGTTGCAGCAACTGCACGTGATGCAGCAACGGGTCCAGCAGCGGCAGCAGTTGCTCAAGGAGCAGGGGTAGTTGATGCAGTCGGTGGTCCTGTCGCAGCAATCGGTTCAATGGCAATGTCTCCTGCTCAATTGGAATCAGCAGGGGTCATCAAACCTGGATCTGCACCATTAGTTGAGAACTTAGTAAAGTCAGGGTCTACTGTGCAAGCAGCATTACCGTCTAACTTGTTTACCGGTGCTAATGGTGCCAAAGACTTAACTTCGTTTATTAACAATCCAGTAGCACAAGCATCAGCACAAGTGACAAACATGCAAAAATCACAAGCTGCACTGACTCAATCGGGGGTTATTACTGGAAAAGAAGCTCCGGGACAAATTGCAGGTTTAGTATCAGCAGGAGCCACAGCAGGCATCACTGCAACAATTAACTTTGCCAAAACTGTAGGTACTAATTTGGCAGGTGGCGCAATGAATGCAATATCAGGTGCAGGCAATGCTGTATCTAAGGCAATATCTTCAGGTAACTTTGCAGCAAACTTGTCAAGCAATATTACAGGTGGTCTAGGATCATTAGGTGCTGCATTGTCAACTGCTGGTGATAGTCTATTGAAGTCAGCTAAAGGTATTGTAGGTGGTGCATTTGCTGCGGTAACCAAAGCATTTAAGCCATTCCAATCAGGCGTACCGCAAGACTTGACTGCTATTGCTGCAAAAAATGCAGCAGGTACTAATGGTGGCGGTGTATTAGATGCAGCAAAAGGAGCGCTTGGTTCTCTTACTGGAGCCGCATCTAAGTTAGCGTCATCTATAAATCTTAACTTGTCAGGAATTCCAGGTGGACTGAATAGTATTTCGTCAGTCGTTAATAACGCACCCGGATCTACGTCATCTATCCCTGGATTATCTGCAATCACAGCAGTTGCTAATAATGCATTTAGTGCAGTGACGAATGGTGTATCAGGTACAATAAGTTCGTTAGGCAAATCTGTCGCAGGACTTGCTAGTGGACTACCAGGTGGCGCAGGACTTGCAAACAGCATCACTGGAGCAGCAAATAAAATTGCAGGAGATGTATCTGGAGCACTTGGAAGTCTCAAAAACACCTCACTAACATCTTTGGCTTCTTCTGGTTTATCAGTAGACGCAGCGGCTCAGTTATCAGCATCAATAAGTTCGTTAGGTTCAGGTGGTGCAGCTCCAGTTAAACTACCAACAGTCGCAGAAAACACTACAGACAGATCAAGCATTGCAGGTCAACTATCAAAAGTTTTAGGCAATAGTAAGATTCCGTTACCGAACTTTACTGGAATGTTACGTGTGAAGTCTGCAAGCCTTCAGAAAGCTGAAAAGGATGCTTTATTGGATCAGCAACGTAGTAGTGCTGCTAGCGAGTTTAGTGCAGCATCACTAGAAGCGGCAAGTGCTAACAATGCATATCAAACTGCATTAAATACTCTACCGCAAGGAGATCCAGAAATTGCTAACTTGAAGAATGCAGTTGATGAGGCTGAAAAAACTTTAGCTGCCGCAAATGCTAAACTAGACGAACTGTTGAATCAACAGAGCGCATAAATATTTAGAGGATTAAACAATGCCAACATATATCGGATTCAGCACTATTAACGCTAATAAACCTAAGTCTACAAACCTGTCAGCCGGTGCTGACGGGGGAACGGGTGGCATTCTAAAGCCTATTGTTTATGGTAAAAAGTTTCAAACCGTCGATGAGCAATTGGTCATTCAAGACTTCATCAACGCATTGAATATTCAACAAGGGCAGAAAGTTGGACAACCTGGCTACGGAACAACTCTTTGGTCGTTTGTTTTCGAACCCAACACCCTTGATGTTCAGTTTCAATTAGAAAACGAAATTCGTAGACTTGGTAGCCTTGATCCTAGAATGGTTCTCAACTCAGTGAAAGCATATCCACAAGACAATGGTATTTTGCTTGAAGTGGAATTAGCAGTAACACCGTTCAACAATGCAACTACATTGAACGTATTTTTTGATAATGCAACGAATAGAGCACTAGCCCAGTAAAAAACCGTGTTTTCCAGGTATGATAAATACTTAAAAGAGAACACTATCCATGGCTACAAGTTCAAGACAATCAGCATTATTCGGGGTAAACGACTGGAAGGCGATCTATCAGACCTTCAGCCAAGCCGACTTTAGAAGTTACGACTATGAAACTCTACGTAAGAGTTTCATCGATTACTTACGTATCTACTATCCTGAAACATATAACGACTACATCGAATCATCAGAATTCGTTGCGATCCTAGACGTTATCGCGTTTATGGGACAGGGTCTTGCTTTCCGCAATGACTTAAATACCCGTGAGAACTTCATTGACACTGCCGAGCGTAGAGATAGCGTAGTCAAACTAGCCAACTTAGTATCTTATACACCTAAGCGTAACTTAGCAGGTCAGGGATATCTCAAGGTCACTAGTGTTCAGACTACTCAGAACGTCACTGACCTGAATGGTTTTAACTTAGGCAACGTTCCAATTCTGTGGAATGACCCGGCAAACCCAAACTGGAAAGAACAGTTCAACACGATCATCAACGCTACACTGATTAATACACAGAAAGTTGGTCGCCCTGGAAATTCTGCTCAAATTTTAGGTGTTGCTACGGATGAATACACTATGGCTATTCCTCCAAACAGCTTACCGATCGTTCCGTTTAGCTCAAGTGTTAACGGCACTAACATGAACTTTGAATTAGTTTCTGTTACTAGTGTTGGTGCAGACTACGTATATGAAATTCCACCTGCACCTAGTAACAAGTTCAACATGGTGTATCGCAATGACAAATTAGGTTACGGTAGCCCTAACACAGGTTTCTTCTTCTATTTCAAACAAGGTCAAATTCAGACATTTGATTTTACACTACAACAACAGATTGCTAACCAAGTAGTTGACATTGATATTCAAGGTATCAATAACACCGATACATGGTTGTATCAGACAAATACCAATAACGGTACTCCGTTATTATGGAAACAAGTAGAAAACGTTTATGCTGATGCGTACCTTCAAACAGAATCTAGTATAAGAAGAATTTTCTCTGTTGGATCACGATTCAATGACCAAGTTAGTTATATATTTGGTGACGGTGTATTCAGTGAGATCCCTGTTGGATCATATAGAGCATATGTACGTTCTGGTAACGCACTTACATACACGATTAATCCTACAGAAATGCAAGGTATCAATGTATCATTCAGTTACATTAGTCGTTTAGGTCGTCAAGAAACATTGACGATTGGTTTGTCATTACAAGTTCCTGTATCAAACGCACAGGCTCGTGAAACATTGGCTAATATCAAACAGAACGCCCCTGCACGTTACTATACACAAAACCGCATGGTCAATGGGGAAGACTATAACAACTTCCCATACACACTGTATAGTTCTATCATCAAGTCAAAAGCAATCAACCGTTCAAGTGTTGGTGTGTCTAAGAGCTTAGATTTATTAGATCCTACCGGTAAGTATTCTAGCACCAATTGTTTTGGTACTGATGGTGCATTGTATCAGAATTCATCTGACGGTAGTCTACTATTGAACATCGATAATCAGTCAGACATTATTACTTTCTTGTCTGGTACATTGTCTAGTGTATTATCTACCAATACAAATCCTAGAGCAATACAATATTATACTCAATACTATCCTAGATACAACGTCAACCAAGCATCCGGTGACGGTACTGTTTATTGGCAAAGTTCGACTGTTGATAACAATAGTCAAACTGGATACTTCTACACCCTATTAGGTTCTACTAAAAACGCAGTAGCATTGGGAACTTACTCAACACATAACGTAAAATACATCACAAAGGGTGCAATGATTAAGTTCATCGCCCCTGCAGGATATTTCTTTGATGTTAATAATCGTTTAGTTGCAGGCATCGCTGGTCCGTCAGACAAGTCATATATTTGGACTACTGTTCTAAACGTTATTGGTGATGGTTATAACAACGGTAACGGCCAATTTAGTAATGGAACAGGTCCTGTAACTCTCAACGGATATGTTCCACCTGGAGCATTGTTAGATACACTTACTCCTTGCGTATTGCCTGCATTCAGCAATGCTTTACCACAGTCTGTCATCAATGAAAGTATTATTCGCATGGAGTTGAACCAGAGCTTCAGTTTAGTGTTTGATAATTCATTAACAATTGCACAGGATAGATGGAGTGTTGGGGTATACAATGA